ATGTGAAATCTCATTATTAAACTTGGGTATTACTTGAATTGAATAACCGGAATATGAATCACCAAAGTTGTGCTGAATCCAGGAACTCGGCGGTGCAAAAGACATAAAATTTCTATAATCAAACTTCTTTGTTCTTTGGTAGCCTATTTGATGTAAATCACCTTTTTCAACGTGAATAAACTTTGAATTAATTTCGTAGTGTTCAATATAATCGGTAATTAATCTAATAGCTTTGTCGTTTAAAACAATCGGTAAACCGCCTCTCATTTGCTCTTTATCTTTGCCGTGTGTAAGAATGAAACAATGGTCACCGTATGTTCGGTGTTCAATAAATCTTTCCAAAATATCAACCTCAACAATATCTTTTGAATACATTAAATTAATTATCTTTTGAATACCTTTATTAATTATCAATGCAAAATCTCCGGAGTGATTATCATTGCAAACACAACGCAAAATTATTTTATTTGCAACATTTGCTTCAACTAAAGAACGAATTAAATTCACGTATGCATCAACACACACTTCAAACACTTCAGCGTTTGACATATTTTGTGGCAACGTATGACCGCCGCGTGTAGTGTAACCGTTCCAACCATCGGCCAAATCACCTAAATCATCCAACAATAATAAATCGAATGTTCCAAAAGTTGCATATTCTTTTAAAATACTGTTATAAACCTTTGCAATTGATTGATTATAAATTTTTGAATTGTATTCGTATTGGAAAAGTGAATTGTTTGCTGGATTCGGATTCATTCCTACGTGTGAATCGGTAATGGTTACTTTTAAGGCCTTATTTGATTTGCTTGATGGTTGTGTTCGCTTTAACGGTGTAAAGTTGTTTAAATGCTTTTCAATTATTTCATCAAATACTTCGCCAATTTTTACACTTTGGTCTTGTTTTTCTTCTTGCACATTCAAAGAAAAATGTTCCGATTTATGCCAATAATGACGAATTTTTTCCGGTGAAATACCTTTATCAACACATTCACCAATTAACGCCGGGTCATACCCCCTATAAATATAAACCTCTTTTAATTGTTCAGTTGTGATTGTGTACCTTGCGTTTTTGTGCTTCTTTGTAAGAGGAATTTTTAAACCTAAAATTTTCGCTTCTTCGTCTGTTAATCGTAACCGTTTTTTCATTTGTTTGCTTAAAATAAGAGTTGTGTTGAAACTCCTAAGATTGCGCCAAATATAAAGAAAAGTTTCCGATTTTTTTTCATTCTTAAAATCTTGGCCCTTTTATCAATCAATTCTGTGGTTTGATTTTCAACCTTTTTCGCTTGGATTTCAATAACGCAACTATCAACATAAACAATTGAATCAAGTTTTTTAATAATTGAATCTTTTATGGGCAATTGTCGCAAATCGGTTATGATTTGCCTGGCTTGTTCGTACGTGAAACACTTTAAACTATCATTTAAAATAGTCTGTGAATAAACTGTCGATTTGGTTGTTAGTAGCATTATGAACAAAAGCACTATCCAAAATAATTTTGTCTTTAAACCTTTCAATTTCATATTTTAGATATTTTTTATCATTTTTCAAAGATTGGATTTCAAGCAAATAGTCAACCTCTTGTTGTGTGTACCCTTCAATAGTTGCTGAAGTGCTTTTAAATAGGCTTAAAATAAGCGACAAGGCTATAATTCCGAGCAACAATAAAGCTATTAAATCCAGCTTCTTCATTTCTTTGGACCTAAACCAATTAAACTATCTTTACTTCTTAATAATAATAAAGCCAAAGCACCAACGGCACCGGCTTCTGTTTCAGTGTGATTTTTGCTTATGTATAAAGCAATTGCAACGCATAAAATTGTTAATCCTAACATAGTTGTAACTATTCCGGTTTTAAATAATCTTTCCATTTTTTTATGTTTTTGGGTGTATAAATCCTTTCAAAACTAAACCGTTTTTTCTTGGCTCAAAACTTTTACTTCTTTTTTTTCCATCTGCGACAATGTAACCTTCGCGACCGCCGTTGTCATTTGTGTTTCCATCAATTGTGAAGATATAATTTTCATCCCAATATTCAACAATTGCCGCGTGACCGTATGCCGTTGCGCTTCCATTTCTGTATTTTTGCCAAATAGCAATCGAACCGATTTGTGGAGTTTTTGAAGTCCAACCGATTTCTCGGAAATGTCGAAAGGTACGAACGGCACCACCGGAAAATTCAGCCTTTGCAATTTCAAAGCTTTCAGCAAAATCAGTATAACTTAATTGCCAACACAACCAGCAAAAATAAACGCACCAAGCGTGACCGTTTTTAAAGGTAGTAAAATGTCGAATTAAAGCATCAAAATCTTTGTCTTTGAAACCTTTGTTTCCCGGAATTTCTTCTTGACCAACAAATTCTTTTGCGTAACTCAAAATACAACCTTGCAATGTTTCCATTATTTCACATTTCGTTTAACTCGGTTTTTCCTTCTTTCTTCGAATTTTATTTCATCCGCCGCTTTTGAAGATTTACCAAAATATTCCGTTTCAATACTCGTTGGAATAACAGATATATTCTTGAGATTATCCGTATTATCACTATTATAATCAGAAATAAGTATTTCATTTGCAAGTAAAATTGAATCTATTTGATCGCGTAAACAATCGGGCCAAAAATATGGTTCAAGTGTAAATTCGTGAATCAATGAATCTTGGATTTGTGTTGTTCGTCTGTTTTTATCCAAATAATTGTCTTGCTCCAATCTTCGTTGCTTATTTCCAAAGAAACCAGGAATGCGAATCTGTTCTTTCCAATTTGTGTTGGTATAATCTAAACCTTCACCGATAATATAACCGTTTTGGGTTGTTTCAATTCTTACCGTTTCATCAGCAAAAGAGTTTGAATATTGTAAAAGTTCAAAAAAGCACGAACATTCTTCAATTGGTTCAAATGCTGCCGGAACAAAGTTTGAAAGCGTTTTCATTTGTATTTTATAAGTTCCCGCACCGTGAAGATTTAAAACTTTTTGCCATTCAAGCTGGTAACCTAAATAATTATTTTGAAAAGATGTGAATCCAACCCCAAAATAGTTAATCGGGTAATATGTTCCATAGTCTGAAGTGTTTAAATTTGCTAAAAAATTACAATTTTCATCCAACAATTTAAAAGAAACAGTTGTTCCCGGTCGTTGATAAGCTAAAAACGAACTAAAATCATTATTTTGCAAATCATCAGAAAATAAATCACCGAACACCGGAAGCGCACCAACACATTCAGATACTAAAGTTGTCGGAACGGTTGCCGCTTCAGAATCTAAAGTTTGTGCGATTAATTGGCTTGACATACCGTTTAAAGGCATCAATCTTGTTCCGGGTATTCGTTGAATAATTGCCATAATTATTTTTTTACTTCTTCTTTTATTTCAATCGGTTCGCTCCAATCAGCGGTTGCCATTAATTCTAAGCATTCTGAATGACTTAAAACTTGTAAAGGCCTTACTTTTTTATCTGTTATAAAAGTAGGCTCGTAGCCGTCTTGCCATTTAATAACGAATTGCGTATTGTCTAAACTTTTACGAATTGTTGATGCTGAACTTTGAGCAATTTGGCTAAAGTCTATTAAACTAATATCTGTTAGTTTAATTATTGCATAAGTTTTGTTATTCATTTTTTTAATTTTAAAGTTATGTTGGAACGTCTGTCGTTCGGTCCACTAAATCCATATTATAAGATAAAACATTATTTTCTGAATTAGGTGCTTCGCCAACTCTATCTTCTATTGTCATTGCGTTTGAAATACCGCCACCACTATAATTAGGTGCTTCGCCAACTAAATCATCTACTGTCATTGCGTTTGATGTACCGTTGCTAGTTCCTACGTTGTCGGGAACAGTCCAATTCGTGCCGTTGAATGAAGCATCTTCACCCATTCTGTAATTGCTTACAATACCGCTAACAGCAGAAACATCAATAGGCTCTCCACTTCCATCCCAAACATCAGCAATATCAACTACTGAATTGAAAATTGATACCTCGTCAATTTTACCTTCAAACAATCCAGCGGTTGGCCTTCTCGCACCTATTAGTAAATCATTTGTTGTTGTGAAAGTACCATTACTTGAAGATGTAGTTGCTACTGTTTTTAATAAAACACCATTTTTATATAGCTTCAAATTAACTTGGTCCCACGTTACTAAAATATGTTGCCAAGCGTTCAAAGTGACTGTACTTGCTGCAGTATCTAAAGAAGTTAAACTTGTGCCATTTGTGCTTAATGAAAATCTAAAATTTGTGCCATTGAATAGTCCTAAATAAAATGCTCTCGGTGAAGCTGCATCTGTACTAACAAAACTAGGAGCGGTTGCATCACCATAGCTTGTAGGATATATCCACGCAGAAATGCTCAAGGCAGTTTCACCACTTAAAGTAGATGCTCCACAATCAATATAATCATCTATAGCATCTAATTCAAAACTTCTTTTACTGTAATTAGTTAAAGCTGAATTGTCAACTAACCAATTAGAAGTGAAGTTAGCTTCTTCACCCATTTTGTAGTGCGCTACTGCTCCGCTTGGTAATGTAGTAGGCTCTCCACCGTTGTAAATGTCATTTATTTGACTTGCTGAAAGTGAAGAATCAAAAAGTGACAATTCATCTAAGAATCCCGTAATTTCAAAATCTAAAGGGCTTGGACCTCTTGCACCTATATTTTTAACTATTGTATTATCTGTACTACCTACAATTCCCGTAATAGTCTGCCTTAAAACGCCATTGATATAGCACAACACATCTGCTCCCGAATTATTTCTTACTAAAGCACAATGAAACCAAGCATCAGTACCTATTATTGTTCGAATATCAATATTTGTAAAAGAGTTAGCCCCCGAACCAACTCTATAAAAAACTTGATTAGTATTGTTTAAATATACAACATAATAATTAGATTGAAAAACTCCGCCCCAAACCATACCATTAAGGTTTGTGCCATTTCTTTTAGCCCAAAATGAGATAGTGTTCTCTAAGCCTAAGTCTATTTCGGGAGTATCAATTCTATCATCTATTCCGTCAAACTCAAACGAAAAATTCGATACTTTGTCTTTGTTTTCATTGTTAGGAATTAAAAACTGTGGAGACTTCCAGGTGCCGTTGTCACCGTTTCTGTACCAAGCAAGAGGTGAAAAACTTGTTAAGTCGTTTGGCACCCCACCATTATAAATACTTGAAACATTTACAGAAGATAATTCAGAATCAAATAGACTAACTTCATCTATCTGACCGTCCCAATAATAAGTATTACCTCCGTAACTACCAGTAACACCTATTGCAATATTCTGAGTTCTAAAATCCCCTATATTGGGGGTAATTAATGCAATACCTACTGAAGCACCTCCTACGTATAATGTATAAGATGATAAAGCAGTGTAGTCTACACCATCAAATGTCATTACTATATGATTCCATTCAGTACTATTGTAAGCGGTTGTTCCCGATTCTTTAATTTTAATACCTGTAAATTTACCGCCAAAATATAAATAACTTGCTCCTAAAACAAACCCAAAAGACCTTGAATTTGTAGAGTTAATTTGTTTATAAGGTATTTCAAAAAAACCTTTATTAGTGCCACTTCCCTTAACCCACATACTTGCAGACCAAGGACTAGTACTAGCATTACCTATTGGGAAGTTTTTAAATAATGGTGGAATTTCACCACAATTAATCCAATCATCCACTCCATCAAAGTCTAACGAATAGGTATTAGCGAAAGGGGCGGTTGTTTGAACACCCATATTGGCGCGATATGTTATAATTGGCGCGTTCATTAACTAAAATTTAATCCTACAGTTACTAAGAAATCACTACCTTTTTTTACCCAGGAAATAGAATCAACTGAATTTGGAGCGGTTGAAAGTGTTATTGCACCGCCGCCGCCGTTAACAACTTTAAATGCTGCCGGAAGCCCTAAAGTCCAACCGCCGGTTGCATCTTGTGTTATTACTAAAGTGCCATAATCACCATCACTTACATTTGTTGGCTCGGCAAGTAAACGATCCGAAACCATTGTGATTTGTGCGTTATATCCTAAATCATAATCCCATTGATAAACTAAAGCCGGACCAAATTCTGTTAAGGTGTGAAAGGCCTTTGGCACGGTTGAAGTAATTAAATTACTTTTCTTAATTGCTTTTGTTGTGTAACCGGTTGCCGAAGCACCATCAACAATTGCTAAAACTATTATATCATTATCGCCGGCACTTGTTACCTCATCCGCTGCTAATATTCCACTGTATTTTATACTCATATCTTATACAAATTTAATCAATTATTATTATATCGTTTAATTCGGTTTCAATCAATTGACCAAGTTCCGTTTCAATTCCAATTTCGTTGGTATCATCGCGCAAGGTTGCGGAAATATCATAATTTAAAGAAGCATCCAAAAGTGAACCATCAATTAAACATTCTAATACAACGGTTGTTCCATTATCGGTTACTTTTGTATAATTTTCACCGCTTAACGGAATTAAAGGATTTGAAACAATGCTTTCACGAATTGAAGAAAGTTCAAAAATCGTTTGAATATTACCGCCCGATTGATTTAATCGGATTATGCCGTAAGGATTAATGAAGTTTGTTGTTCCGCTTAACGGCGTAAATGTTGCTTTTACCGTTGTATTAATCGAAGTTTCAACAATTCCGGAAGTATTCGCACCATTTTCATCAAGTGTTATAATTTCAACGCTGTAATCCGGTGTAACATTCGCATCTAAATTATAATCATAATATGCGTGAGGTTGCGAAAGAAATTGATAATTAGTAAAAATATTTGTTGGAATGAATGTTGGCGGATTTTGAACAACAACCGCTGCAACGGCATCAATAAAAACAACTAATTCATAGCCATTTTTTAAAGAGTAGTTGCTTGATTTTAGATTTAAACCATTATTTGGTTCAGTTGCATCATAAAAAACAGTATTTGCACCGGGCAAAGAAATCCATTTTTCAAAATTGGCTTTTATTCCAAGTTTTAACTCATAATTAATAACATTTATTAAACCTCTTAACCCTGGCCCTTGCGTTGTTAAAACCGCGTTGTTGAATTGGCTTCCATTAACCAAATTAAAACCGCGTGTTGTGTTTATATTGTAGCTTTTATATTGATTTAAACCGGCCGGATTTATTAAAACACCGCCCGAAAGACTATAATTATAATTTTGCAAATCAAATCTATCATCAGTTGAAGGATTCCAAGCGGATAAATGAACCGATAAACTTGATAAACCGGCCGATAAATCATTGTTCAGTTGAAAAGGTGCAACTATTTCAAAACCATCTTCAATCCAACCTTTATAATCGTCAAATCCATTAGCTAAAACAGTATCATTTATATTGTGCGGAAAATGATTAATTGTATCAATAAAAATTAAATCTTCAACGTCCGGATTAAAATCATATAGTTGCGTATCAACTTTTAACGAAACGCGATCCGTATTTCCAGCTGTTGCGGTTTCATCGCAAGTTGTAGCCCAAATAACATAATTTTTGTTTTCAAGTGTTGGCTCAATTGCCGTTAAATAATCAACATCAAATTGAACAGAAACTTCACCCGGTCCAACAAGTGTAGCCGAATAATTGGAAATGATTGAACTTGCAATTGGTGCCAATCCTACGGTTGTGAAATCAGTATCAAGAACAAAATTTTCATTAATTGTGTTCGTGTTTTGTTGGTAGTCTGAAGCATTTGGAAGGATTGCAATTCCAACCGAAACATTTGTGTTAACTGTAAATGGATTGAAGGCATTTGTAATATTGAAAGCAACATTTGTTTTTTGTTGCGAATCAATTCTATTAACAACTTGCGCAGTATCAACATTGGTATAAACTAAATCACGAACGGCATAAAGATTATTGCCGCCATTTAAATTTTCATTAAACCAACCAACACTTCCAAGATTGGAATCAACTGAAGCGGATTTGGTGCCGTTTGGATTTGATAAAGTTGTGTTTAGCTGAGCATCAAAAACATATTTTAATGAATTTGTTGAGGTAAATAATGCTGGTTGCGTTCCGCTTGTTAGCAATAAGTTTTGTAAGTTGGTCAAATCACCATCCAAATAAAAAGGTAATATTGTAAAATAATGATTTATTTCGAATATTTGTTCATAATCTTCATTTTGTGTTCCGGTTGACAAAAAAGCAACTGTTGCACTTCCAAAATCTTCTTTCCAAGAATTAACGCCAGTTGAAGCGTTTAATGTTACCGGAGTTAATGAACGAACACCGCCGCCGGTATCAAATCCAATACCATCACCAAAAAAAGAATTTTCCGCCGTTCCATCAATTTTTGAAACATAGTTTGTTGCTTCGTTGTTTTCAATTAATCCAAATCTAAAGCGTAAACTTTCAAGCGGTGTTTTACCGTAAAGCTTTGCATCCGGATAACTTACAGTTGAAACAACGGCACCATCAAAAACAATTTGAGTTGCACTTATTGATGTAATAGTTCTATCAGTAAAAACAAAAGCCGTTCCGACATTATCATAAAGTGAAATAATATCACCAACAACAAACCCAGCACCAAGAAAACTTCCGGTCAATTGATTTAATGTATTTCCGGCAACATCAAAAGTGTTTGTTGCGTTACTTTGTGCGGTCCAAGAAACGGCAATTGTTTGGCGCGTTCTTATTTTATCGGTTACATTTCCAACCAAGTTGTTTGTGAAATCGGTTAAATTTTGATCCAACGCTTCACCGTTGTTGTATTGATTAAAAAATTCTGTGCTAACTAATCTAAACGCCATTATTTATTTTTTTTAAATATTCTTCTTTCAATTCTGTTAGCTTTGAAATTTCTAATCCTTCAGCCTTTTGTGAAAATTCATCAATGACCTCTTTTTGCGTTTCGGTCAATTTACTATCCATTAAGTTTTTTAACTTATTGATTCCCGGCAAAAAAGTTTGTAAACTATCAAGCATTTCACTTGTTGTTTTTTCAAAGTCTTTTAAAATTTCTTCTTCTTTCATCGTTTTAGGCTTCTTCAATGTATTCTTCAACTAAATTAGTTGTGTATTTTGTTTTAACTCTGTAATCAATCAAGGCAAAATCCTGGCTCACATTCCAAGAAATTTGTTCCAATTTGCATAAATCACCGTTCTGATTGTAAAAATACGAATTTTGAGTTAATTGATTAAATTCTTCAAAACCAAAAGGAACTCGAACACCTTTATAAATGTAATATTGATTTCCGTAATTGTTTAAAACAAAAGAACCTTTGTTGTGATAATTATTATACAAATATTTTGCGCTCCAAAAATCTCTTTGATTCGCAATTAATCTAACACCGGATAATTTCATAATTTTCGGCACAAATAAATAATCTGTTTCCATCATATTGCAACCGATTCTATCAGTTATAAAACCGGTTAAATTTGAAGGTGAAGAAGGTGGTTGACCACCAGCATCTAAAGCCATATTGATAAAAACATTTGTGATATTATCAATTTTATCCAAAAGTGTAAAAGCCAATTTTTCAAAATTGTTTAAAGTATTTTTTCTATTTGGCAAATCATAAGGAATATCAATTCTACTAAATCCATTTAATAAAACATTTCTTTGGTCGGCAACTGAAACGGCGCGTGTTCTAATTTCGTATGTATGACCAAGAAAATTTTCAAAACTGTTTACATCTTTTGCATCCGCTTTGAAAGAAATTAGTTTATCAGAAATCAATTCATTTGCATTTGTAACAATTGATTCTTGTAAAATGTCCGGTAAAACATAAGTGCTATTTTGAAGCCAATAAGTTGAATCAATAACGTGTTGTTGAACAACTCCGTTTGTAATTGTAAATTCAGCGTAGAAAAGTTTATTAATTAGTTCAAAAATTTCTCCAAGTGTATAACCAAAATCTGAAGCGGAAGGATAACCAACACCGGGTTGATATATTGGAATACCGTTAATTAATTTATTTTCTTGAACATTTTTATCAATTCCGGTTTTTGTTGGAATAATAACAATGCTATCTAAATCGCTAATTGTTGAGTTATAAGAATAACCTAAATAAGAACAACCAATTTCAACCAATTTTTTTAGCCTAATTCCTTGATGATATTTAATTGGCGAAAAAATATATTTAACTAAATCAACAATTAAATTAATTAATATAACAACTAAAGCGGTTGCAAAAGCAGCGGTTAATGTAGCTTGTGAAATAGCCAAAGCCAAAGCACCGCCGGAAGCAACTCCGGAAGCAACTAAAGCGGCAATATTTGCGGCTTGTTGCGCTACAATTCTAATTTGATTCTGCAAATCTCTTGAAATAGCGTAAATCTGAAAAGTAATAAAACCAAATTCAACAAAATTAAATTCCTTTTCTATTATGTAAGGAATAGGCAAATAATCATTTGGACCAATTAAATTAATTTCATCTAAATATCCAAAAGTTAAACCGTTTGCGCGATCCTGGAAATTATTGTTTCCATCGTGTTTTTTTATTCTACTTTTAACCGTTGTAGGATTAACAATTTCAAAGTCATTTAAGAAGTCCAAATAACCATCAAATACATTAACACCGTTTTGTTGTATTTGTAGCGGTAAACCTTCAAAAATGCCTTCCGTTGTTCCGTTTGCACCGCCGGAAATATAATCACGAACTAATTTAGCGTAATTATTTACTAAAGTGATTTGTTCGGTTGTGATTCGTGCGTTCACATTTCCTTCTTCAACACTTGCAAGAATTTCTAAGTCGTGAAGTTCTTTAATTTCTGAAGAATTATCACCGTTCAATATTAATTCAATAGCCATTTATTTTAGTTTATAGTGTGCGCGTTTTAAATCACCGTTTTGTTCAACCGTTACAACCAAAGCTTTTTGCAAATCATCAAATTTCAAGTCTGAAAGAATTGGTTTATTTCTTATTGTGCTTTCTAAACTATCAAATTTCTTTAATATTTCGTTGCTATTTTGAAATGGTTGATTAAGTGCCGCAACTTGTGGATGAATTAAAACGTTTTGGTCAAACATTCCGCTTGAATACATTTCAGCCGCGCGTGTTATTTCTTCGGTTGTCATATTTCCGGTCCTTGCACTCATTGCCGGATTCAATATTTTTTCTTTCCCATCAACGCGAACAATATAATCATCTGTTCCGGTGTTTAATTGTGGTTTTCCGAGTGCTTCGCCTACGGTTGTTTCTGTTCCATCAATGAATCCAGGAAGTGCCGCCAAAGCACCTAATAATCGCGTCATATCATTTAAAGTTGAAGTAACCGCATCTTTTTCACCACCATCAATTTTTGAACTTAATAAATCCAATCCTTCAATGATTATTTGCCTTCTTGCTTTCTTCTTTTCCAACGCTTCTTTTTGTCTTTCAAGTTCCAATTCACGTTTTATTTCAGCACTAACAGATTGTTCAGCGGTCAAATTACCTTGCGCCGCAAGTTGTTGAAGTTCGGATTGTCGTGTTTTACTAGCTTCAATTTCTTTGTTTGTGTTTTCAATTTCTTTGTCTGTTTTTGCGTTTGAAATTTCAATTGCTTTTTGTGAAAATTGTTTTAATGCGTTTAATTGGTCTTGTTGTTGTTTTTTTCTTTTTGCATCCGCATCCGCATCAGCATTTTTGTTTATATCTGCAAGTTTATCAACTGTTTTAATTTGTGCATCAATTATTTCATTGTTTGCATCATCAACGGTTTTAACTCTGTTCCTTTCGTTTTCCGCAAGTTTATTATTGAATTTTATATTTATAAGTTCGCGTTCTTCAGTTGTTAAATCTTCATTTAAAAGCAACAAATCGCGTTCATCTTCCAACGCTCTTTTTATTAAATCAAACCTTTCATTTAATAATCTTTCAAGTTCATCAACATTAACTTCTTCCGGTTTGTTTGCCGCAATTTCAAGTTGAAGCGCAAGTTCTTTGTCAGCCGCAATTTCTTGTAATTTTATAGACTCTTTTAATTGTTCTTGTTCTTGTTCACCTATTATTTTCGTTGCATCAAAAGCATCTTTTTTTAGTTTGTTTCGCTTTTTTAATAATTCATTTTGTTTTTTTAATTCTTCGTTTTGTTTTTGATTTTCGTCTGTTGTATTTTTATCATTTTTTAAACCTTCTTCTTTCAATTCTCCAATATCCTTTCTTCTTTGCAATTCTTTTTTTGCAAATGCAATAATTAACTTATTGCTAACAAGATTTTCTTTTCCAATTTTTGCCGCACCTTCAGAAAGTGCAATTAATTCTTCTTGTGTTGCTTGTTTTAATTTTAAAAATGCTTCTTCTTTTAATCTGTTTTTTGCGCCGGTTTCTACTTCTATTTTTCTAACTAAAGCTTCATTTCCGATAAATTTTCCAGTTTTTCTTCTTAATTCAAGTTCTTTTTTAGCCTGGTCAATACTTACCCTTAAAAATCTTGTGTAATTAATTTGGATTGCAATTTGTTTTTGTCTATCTGTTAGGCTTAATTTTCTTAATTCCAATTCTTTTTCAGCTGATCCTGCACCTTCCTTATTTAATTTTACAATTTTCTCAAGTTCTTTATTTGATAATTTTTGAAATTCTAAATATCTGTCAATGATAGTTAACCCGGATTTTGAACCTATTTCTTCTCTAGTTCTTTTTAAATCTTCACGCAATTGTTTTTCTGATTTACCCAAATTTGCCATATTATTAAGCATATTTGTAATTCCTTCAACAACTGTATTAGCCACTTGAGCAAAAATGCCTTCACCATCTTCAAGCGACAATATAAAACCTTCCCAAGCTGAAGTTAATAATTTAGTTCTTCCGGTTAGTGTATCAAGTTGCTCATTTGCCATTGTTTCAGCCGCGCCGCCGGCATTATTTAAACCGTTTTCAAGTTCTTCCGTTGTTTCAACTCCTTCGGCTAAAACTAAGAAACTTGCCGCCGCATTTTTACCAACTAATTTTGAAGCCGTTCCAAGTTTATCTTCACTATTTGCAACTTTTTCAAGTCCTTCTTCTAAAGTTAACCCGGCTTTATTCAAGTTTATAAAAGAAGTTTTTAAATTATTACCGGCTTTACTTCCGGATATTCCGGCACTTGCCAAAGTTCCTAATAATGCCGTTGTTTTTTCAACTGATAAACCAATTGCCCTTGCAGCCGGTGCAGCACCTTTCATTGATTCCTTAAACTTCTCCATATCCAGCGCAGAAGTTGAAAATGATTTTGCCATTACATCAACAACGCGTTGAGTTTCATCAGCATTTAAACCAAAACCGCCAAGTGTAGCACCGGCAACCGCCGCCGCTTCACTTAATTCTGTTCCGGTGGCCGCCGCAAGTGATAATGTTGCTTCGGTAGCATCAAGAATTTCTTGTTCTTTGAATCCAAGTTTAGCAAATTCAGTTTGTAATTGAAGAACTTCTTTGGCCGTAAATGAAGTAATTCCTCCAAGTCTTTTTGCATCATCTGTTAATGCAGTTATTTCTTTTCTTGTTTTACCAAGTACAGAAGCCAAATTTGCCGATCCTTGTTCAAATCCGGTAAATATTTTTGTAATATTTCTAACAATTGCTAAACCACCAACGGCCAAACCAAAACTTCTTAAAACACCGGAAACTTTTCCGAATGCTTTTCCATAATTTCCAACGCTTCTTTGAAATTGACCGGTTGCCGCATCAACCTTTTTTAGTCTTTTATCAAGTGTTGTTATTTCCCTTCTTAATTTCCTGGTTGCGCGTGTTTCTTTTCCTTGAACTAATATTAAATCTTTGTACTTTTTTCTAAGGTTGTTTAATGTTGCAGATTGTTTTTGATATTCAGAAACTAAACCTTTTTCAGCCAAAATTTCTTGTTTAACCGCTTTTTTCTTTCTTGCTAATTCTATTCGTGTTGCCGCAACCGCTTTTGCTTCTTTTGTTTCCGCAAGTTGTAATTGTGAAGAAGCAACTTTTCTTTGTTTCTCTAATTTCAACATTTCTTTTGAAACTTGATTAACAGATTGAACCGCGCGTTGTCTTTTCTTTAATCCTTCAACGCTTTTTTTATCCGAAGTTTTAACCAATTGTTGTTGGACCTTCAGAACATCTTTCATTTCTGATTCCATCAACTTGATTAATTCAATGATTTCTTTAAAACTTTTCTTTTGTGGTTCTAAAAAATCTTGGCTAAATATGTCTTTATTTTCAATCTTTTGCGGCATTTCTAATTTTTTGGTCGTTTGCTTCTTTTTCTATCATTTTTACATAAGTAAAAAACATTTTTACGCTTGTTTTTTTTGGGTCAATTACAAAACCGTTGTGTTTTTGTATAATTGCCAAATCTTCTTCAAATGATTTTTTAACTCCCTTTGTTGGAAGCACCATTTCTTTCAACACTTGTTCTTCGTGTTTAATAATTCCGTTCAAATGTTTTAAGTCTTTTATCCAGCGATCACAAATTAATTTAGCAATCTTTTCTTCTTGTTCCAAAACTAATAAATACATTTTGTTCAATCCAAAGGTTTGCAAATATTGATTATAACAATTTATCCAAGCTTTTTCAAGTTTTGGAAGGTGTTTTTTTTTAAACTTACCTTTTTGAATCATATATTTTAAATCGCCTTCTTTCATTATTCTTTGAAAATTACCAATCGGCAAATCTTCGATAGTTGTGTATAATTCTAACTTTTTAAAAAACATTATAAAAAAATCCTTCTAATTATAGCATCGGCAATTTTTGGCCTTAATGCAGCTATAAAGATAGTCAAATTTTCGTCATTTAATCCGGTTATGTCTTGACCGTATTTTGTAAATAAGTTTGTTGTTTGTCCGGATTCGTCTGTTTTCATTCCATCCGCATCAATTAAAAAACCATCATCCAACAAAATAACTTGAAAAGATTTGTAAAAAGCACCGGAGTCATACAATTGAATTGGACCGGGTTCTTTTCCGTAAACCTCAACCGAAGTTTTTGAATAATCACCAAGATAATCATCATTCGCGGTTAAACCGAATTTCAATTGTTTATCTTGATTTAATTTAATTGCAAGTTTTTCAAGTTGTGGATTGTTTGAAACAGTTCTAAATAATATTTCTTTTGAATCTAAAGCAATAAAATTATTAGCTATTTTTTTTAAAAGTTCCATATTACAAAAAAAGCACCTATTCCGGTGCTTCTTCTTTTTTCTTTTTCTTTGGTTTTTCCTTTTTAACTTTTCCGCTTATTTCGAAGTAAACACTTTCTGTATTTTCTCCAAACCTCGCTTTATAAAGTTCCTTGAACCTCGAAAGCGATATTGATTTAACGGCGTCCACATTAAATTGAACGCCGTTTATCACCTTGATATTCATTAAGGAATAGTTATATCATTTGTACCATCTGACATTTCAGCAAAATCAAATCTATCTTTCGAAGCAGATAGTCTTAAAACATCGCCGCTTGTTGAACTTGCAACTATATCATAAACACCGGCACTTGATTCAGTTACTGAAGAAATTGTAACCGCTCCAGGAGTTGGAGAAATTTCTGCAAGTGTAAAGTCTGCAAGTAATAAACCTTCAACCGCAGTTCCGTAAGCACTTGTTGTGATTGTTGCAGTAAATCCGGAAGCAGAAATTGAAGAATAAACCGCATCAGCATCTAACAAACCGTATAAATCTGAACCGGTGTAGTCTAAACCACCAACAACTTTAATATCCGCATCTTTTTCGGTGCTTTTCCATTGGAAAGAAAGCATTAACATAGCCGGAGCATCATTTGTTGCTTCAACGTACTTAGTTCTAAACGTGTCCGGGTCAATTAAAATAGGTTTGCATTTTGTTGCATCACTTCCTTTTTTAGTAACCAATTGGTTAGAATCATCAATGAAGTGAAATCCGAAAGATTGACAAGCGTTTGAATTTAACTTTGCAGTTAATTCCCTTGGGGCGTTGATAATAAAACCTTGGAAAGTTTTAAAACCTTCTCTAACGAAAGCTTGTTTCCCACTATTTGCTGACCAAAACACATCATCCTCTCGGTTGTGTTCAACATTTTCAAATTTACCGATTGGATAAATTCTATCTAAAGGTGAAGCCGCATTCAATAACGGTTCTAAAGTTGCGAAAGTTGTTAAATCTGATTTTAACCTTTCTTTTGGCGCACCGCTTGAATCTTTTGCCATATCCAATAATGGAAAAGCGGCAACATCTGCAATAAGTGAGCAATCCGGTGTCCCGGTGTTTCCCAGCGATATTACATCGCAATTACAATTTTTGTCTGACATTTTTTTATTTTTTATTATTTAATTAATGTTTTGTTTTACAAATATAAGTATTTTCAAATATATCAATTTTTGCAAGTTGCATCAATATCACAAATTTGCCTTTTGAAAGGAATATCAATAATGTATTCAATGCCGGAAATATCTTCATCAATCAACTTTTTCACGTTATCTTGATTACTTGGCTTTGTTTTACTACTTCTTGAAACCCAAACGCCATAATTTGGTCTATCTGATTTTGTTGCGTCACCAAGTTCACCAATATTTGGGTCTGTCATTAATGCTTTCTCGTATTCGAAAATTAAATTATCCGTTGGTTGTATTGCAGTTAAATATTGTTGGTCGATTGATTCCGCAAGTTTTCCAGGCAACATAAAAAGTATTCGAACACCTTCAGCCGTTACGCCGATTTTTTCAATTGGATTTAAACTTCTTGTTTCTCTCATTGGTTGAATAAGATAAGCCATTGGAAGCTTCTTTTTCCAATCTTTAATCATATGCAAAGCGTTTGATGTCTGCATTGGCGTACCTCTAAAAAAGTTCGGTGCTTTAATTGTGAAATGTGTTTCACTTCCGGTCAAAGTTCCTTTAATAGTTACACTTTCATTAATTTCAAAATCAATAACGCGATATTCAACACCGTTAATAGTTATCATTGATTTCGGAAATATCCAATAAGTTTTGCAAGTTTCAAAAGTTGTTTCACTTGGTCCGGCAATAATATTTGAAATCTTTTGCGTAAAAGTCAAACCTTCAATAATGCTTTTAATATAATCAATTGTATTAAACATATTTTGTTTAAGAGTTTTTATTTATAAGAATGTCAAGTTTTCCGTTGATAGATGAAATTCCAATTTTGACTTCGGCAAGTTCTTTGTTGATTGTATCTAATTCAGTTTTATTTTTTTCTTCATTCTTTTCCATACGTGAATGAACGCCCGAAAATTTTTTGAACATTACAGATTCATTTTTATCAATATCTTTTTTCATCTGTCTTATTTTATCTTCTTGGCTTCGGTCACTCATTACCATTTTCCAATAAAACCCCAAAGCCGAAGCAACACCAACAACAATATAAATAACATCTTTTAAAATGAAGGTGGTTTCCATCGCTTCCATTATCTCATAAAATTAATATCTTTCGGTCGTTTGGACCAAACATTTTAACAAACCGCCGCCGCTTGGAACAGTTCCATCTTCTAAAACAATTGCCAAATGACCGTTTCCGGTGCTTCTTCTTTTCGCTTTTCCATCTTCAGCACTTGGGCTACCATCGTGAACTAAGAAATCACCAACGCTATAAGGATTTGAATCATTTGAACAAAGAACATCCCAAATTCCACCGGTTGCAATAACACAAAACAATTCACTATCAACATCCCAAACATTAACACCAAGTACTTCATTTGTTGTTGGTGAAGTTGCTTTTTCCGCTCCAGCTGTCAAAGTTGAATCCGGAACAACTATTTCACCAACCGCCAACGATCCGCTTTGTTTGTTTAAAATTACAGTTTCGCCGGGCACAAACCAAAGTGATTTGTCGCTATAAAGCCAAAATTTCAAATCTTCGGTATTATACCAACGTTCACCAACACTTGGGTTACTTGCCAACATTTCGGCCGTTGTTCCTTGGCCTATTGCAATATCCGAAAGATATGCAACGGTTCCGCTTTTATCTTGCCAAGTTGCAACTCGATTTGTTCCGGTTGCAATTGCTGAAGCATCAAATGAAACTTGTTTTGTTGTATCTGCTGAATTATAAACCGAAAATTGATTATCATTCAATAATAATTGTGCGGTGTTTATTTTTCGCCAACTTCCGGATTCACTTAAATAAATACCCGAACTTTTATAATTAAAAAGAAACAATGAACCGGTTGCATTTAACACCATATAAAATTGACCAGGAACAGAAGTAGCCGTTGGCAATGAAGCAAAATCAGAAACTTCACCATTCCATCCGGTAAAACTTGAAGTGCTTTGTGATTTGCCTAAATGAATTACCGCCATTATTTCAAAATTAATTTAAAGTTAACAGTTCCGGTTGAATTTGTTCGCGCATCGTAATTAATTCTAACATAAAGCCAATTCAATTGTGTATCTGTAAAAACAGAAGTAATATCCGCGCCGTTAGTCAAAGAATCATAAGAATAAAAATTAGTATTATCATTTGAAACTTCAATACTGTATTGCGGTGAAGCACCACCACCAAGACCAACGGCAATTGGAGCAATACTCCAACCGTGTTGAAAATCTATTGATTGCGAAACACTTGCTTCGGAAATACTCGCATCGTGCGTTGTTCCATCAGAAAATTCAAAAGTTAATGTCTTTGGTGCGCTCATATTGCTGAATTGTATAGTTTTCTTCTACCTTCAAAGGTAGGATAATCAGTTGAATTATCATAAATATATTGTTGAATAGAACGGTAACTTGAAACGGCCCTATTATATTTGTCATAAGTTCCAAAACTTTCAGCCAAAACCATATTTGAATTTTCAGAATCACCGCGCACAATTCCGGTTGAAACTGATTTGTTTAAATTATAGCGGTGCCATTCAAAATATACAAAAGCCATTAATAAATCTTTCATTCCTTGGCTTTTTTGTGGACCACAAAGGACGTGATCAAAACAAAACGCGTTGAAAATATCTAAATAAATTTGTGTTTGTGGAACTTGTGGAGTTGAAGCGGTTAAATCAGCAATAAATAAATTATACAAATCACAACCAAGTAATTCTTGTAAAGTGTTTTTTTCAACATCATCAATTAAAGTTTCAAGTTCCGCATCCGCTTGAATGGTTAGCGCAATATTATAAATCGGGTTATCTGTAAAATCAGAAGGTTGTAAAATTGCCATTATTTAATTGTATTTATTTTTTATCTTTCTTTTTCCCTTCTTTCTTTTCCTTTCCTGGAACTTTTGCTTTTCCGCTTTCAATCCAAATTTTTGCGCTTTCTTCCGGAAGTTCAATTTGTGTTCCTTTTGGTCCAAGTGTTCGGTGATTTTCTGTCAATATTAATTTCATAACATCTTTTTTTTACCTATAAAAGCGCACTCCCCGAAGAAAGTGCGCGATTATAAATATTAAACCTTATTATGGCTTCAATATAGCCGCAACCGCAGTTGCAATTGAAGGAACGTGTAGGAATGCGTTAGCATCTACATTTCGAACTCTGAAGTTTAAACGCTCGTAAGCTTTTACAGTTACTAACTCTTTCTCAAAGTTTTCTCTGTTTTCAAAAGCCATTTCAACCGTTGCACCTCTTCTTTGGAAAATTGTTCCTTTTGTCGAATCAAAGATATACATTTCATCCGCCGGTACTAATTGGTTAGCAATAACTCTCATTGCTCCTATGTTAACACCATCAGAAGTTATCCAATTTGGAACGATATAGTTACCATCCGCATCTTTCAAAAGTTGCATCTTTACCGCATCAACCGGGTTCAATAAAACCGTGTTAGCCATAAATTTGTTATTTTGTCCGAAGTCAGATATTTGAGCCGCACCAACTTTGATTAAATCGATAAGTGTTGCATCTTGGATTGCAGCCGCGTAAGAACCAGCACCAAAAGTAGAAGCAACCGCATCAACTGAATTTAGTTCCGGATAAACTCCAGTACCTAATAAAAGTTGTTGGTCAACTTTCAAAGCAACATCAGTAGAAACAAGATTTCTGATTTCTCCTTCCACGTAGTCATAGTCGTCAACCATATCAACGCACAGGTCCACAAAATCTCTCACCTTACTCATTTGCAGCGTTCTAACTTGCCAAGTAATTTTTGAATTATGAGTTGAAGCAGCGCATCCAGCAACATTTTCAGCATCACGAACGATTGTTTCTTGGTCGTTATATTTCAAATATTCTGTTGAAATTGCTTGAACCGGAAACAAAGATTTCATTAATGCTTGACGCGTTGCAATTTGACCAACACCGCTTTCGATAGCAGCGTAATCAGTTCCGGAAGTAATATCCGCAGCCGATTGACTTGCTTTGATTTCTAATTTTACCGTTCCGCTTCCGTGTTTTAAAACTTCTTTTAAGTTTTCTTCATTTTCTTTAAGTCCTTTTAAAACCGCCATTGTAAATGAAACACCTTCTTTTTCAGTTTGAGTTTCAACTTGCTCAACTAATTTAGCCATTTCTTTTCCTTGCGCTTTTAAAGTTGATTTCATTGTTTCAAATTCAGAATCTTTAAGTTTTGCAACTTCCGCTTTTAAAGCAGTCAATTCCTCGTTTGAAGCTTTTTCAGAAATTGATTTGTTCAATTCCGCTTCTTTTTCTTCACGGTGCTTTTCTAAAGCCGTGTGATAGTCGTTTATTTCGACTTCATTTAATTTGCTGATTTCTTCAGCCGTTTTTTTTGTAAACATTTTGTTTATTTTAAATTAAAAAATTATTTCGTAAATTATTATTTATTTTTTGAGTGGATTGCTCCGGCTCGTTTGCTTGAGTGGATTGCTCCGGCTCAATATCTTTCGCTTCAATTGTTGGCGTTAATTCGTTACTACCTTGTAAAACAGCACTAATTTCAACCAATTTAGCTTCTTTAACCGCATAAAAGTAACCTAATTCTTCAGCCTTTTCGCGATTTCCAATTTTATCAATGTTATCATTCCAAGTTTTAAATTCTGCTTTATGGTCTTTATCATTCACCGCAAAATCTATTTTAACGTAATACATACCAACCGAATGTTGGTCAATGTTTCCATCTTTGTATTCCTGGAAAATTAAATTGTTATAATCTTTTCTAATATCAGAATCCATCATTAAGGCCGTTGTTGTTCCGGCTTTCTTAATTCCTAAATCAGACCATTGAACGGTTTCTTCATAAATCTTTGAAGGAACACCAACTTTTGCCGTTATCTTTTGTTCGTGATCGTGTAAATGCCAAATTTTATTTTGCCTTTCTGAAATAGATTTTCCAAATGTACCATCAAGATGAACATCACCGTGAGAATCTAACCAATTGTAAGTGTTGCCGATAACCGTTCTTTTAATTACGTTGTCGGTGTCGTGTTCTTTTGAAGTGCTTAACGCCTTAACAGTTGAACAACTTTCCTTATCCGTTGTTGTTGGAGTAGTATGTTTTACAACCGCTTTTTTAAATTCAATTATTTCTTTGTTGTGTTTAACAAGATAATCAATTTCTTCTTTTTTGGTTGCGAATGTTTTACCGGTTATTTTCATTTCTTAATAAGTTTATTTTCATTCAAAGATTTAAACTTTGATTTCTTTAACTTTTCGATTTCTTGTTTAGTCAATTTCTTGTGTTTCATTTCCAACAATTTCTTTTGCTTCATCTTCAGACAAATTCAACGAACGTATTAAAGAATAAACTTTTTGTTCGTTTGAAATTTGCGCTTCTAAGATAGTAATAATTATTTTGCTAATCTTTTCTTGTTTTGCGGCCCTTTTATCTTCATCTTCGTGAAGCACCGGAATACTTGAAAGATTTTGCCTTATTTCATACGTTGTGTTATCTCTTTCGTTCCAGGCCGGAAGTAACCATTCAGAAAGACTTTGAATATCTTTTGCATTTACCGGAATAACCGCGTTTGTAAACATTGATTTTTCCGCTTCTTTTCGGTTGTTGTATGTCTTATTTGCCGGGTCATTGAACAAAGACGAATCAACACCGTAAAGATTACAAAGGTCGCGCAACTTCATAACCGCGCTTTCAATAATCTTTAATTGTGTTGCATCCATTCCCATTTGAATAAAATCAACATTTGCTGAAGTTGCAATTGCTTTTCCAAATTTACTTGCGCCCATCATTCTATTGTCGGCCGCTTGTTGAATTTGATTTCTTTCTTCCGGTGTTTGTGCGCGTTCTGAACGTGAAGTTATTAAACCTCTAATTCCTTGATTTCGGACCAAAACAGATTGAGCCGTTTTGTTATCATTTGAAGCAACCAAAGAAAGCAATCCAGCTTGTAAAGGTGATAAACCTAAACAACTTGACATTCCATAATCTGAAGGATTATAAAATTTCACGTGATTCATATCTTCAACCGGAACAATCAATTTATTCTTTCCAAGTTCCAATTTATATTGTTTAGGAATATAATTGAAATCTTCAATCTTGCAATCAATAGTTAAAATATTGTTATTAACCATTATTATTTCTTGAAACGCATCACCGAATCCAGGAGTTTTTCGGCCGCGTCTGAAAGTGTTTCCTTTCGTTAATAAGTTTGTAATTGACTGTTCAATAAAATCGTGAATGTTTTGATAATCATTTGGCCTTTTTGTTACTATTTGAAACAAATCGCCTTCAGTTACTTGAGTCCATTCACCGTTATCTTTTCGCCAAAGTTCACGCGGTATGTGTTTCGCATTATCGGCAATTTTTTTCACTATTGCATAAACATCACCGTTGTTAATATAAGCTTTATCAATAACGCCTTCAGTTTTGCCAATGTCGAAATTTGAGCCGATTTGATAAACAGAAACTTCCGGTCTTTCTGTACTGTCTTGAAACCAATTTGAAAATATTCCCATTCGTGAAAAATCTTTTTACAAAGTTAAACAAATTTTTTAATTAATTAATCTACATAAAAACCGCCGTACAACTCAAAGTATTCGCGCATCATAATCGAATCCCAATCATCCGGAGATCGACCAATTAAAGCTTTTATTTTATCTTTTGGAATCAATCCAAGTTTTCCATCTTTATCAATGTCTTTTAGTTTGATTTGTTCCATTTCTTCAGAAACAATATCAATAATGTTTGCATCATTGCAAACTTCAACAACTTCACGCGCTTCAATTCTTTTGGCCATTCGAATGCTACATTGATTTTTTAAGTTGTCATAATTTTCGCCAAGTGCCGGTTTGCTATTATTTACGAATCCAACGCAACCAAGATAATCAACAACACCACCTCCAACACCATCTTCATCAGCTATTGTATTTGAATTGCTAATTTTATATTCACGTTGTATTTCTTTTGCCTTATCAACTACTTCATTGATTAATGATTTGCCAAGTTCATAACGATTAACGCAAACAAAACCTTTCCAAACTCTAAAAACTGTTTTATCTTTTCCTTTCCTTGCAACATCAATTGTTAAATAGTTCGTTGGACCAGGAGTAACTTGTTGACCGTTCCAATAATCCATAATTGCTTCATAGGAAATTAAAGCGCTTTTATCATCATCGTATTCCCAATTCCCCAAAAGTAACCGTTGGCGGCTTACCTCATCCAATTGGTTTAAACTTTCAATATAAGATTTAGGTAAATGAGGATTATCTTTCGGCAATGATTGAATGAATTTTCTATATTCAATTAGTTCTTTATTTTTGTAAGGTCTGTAAAATTGTTTGTAAGTCCAATTTTTAGCTGGGTTGCAACTACCTAAAATTTTCGGAATCAAATCAAATTCTTTTAACTTGTATCTGATTCTTGATTTAACAACTTGCCAAGCTTTATAATTTACTTGATTGCATTCGTCAATAAATGCGCCGGTGATTTCTAAAGAACCAAGTGAATCAAAATTTGGGTCTGAAGGATAAAGAAATAAATCTTTCATTATGATTTGGCTTCCGTTTATAAATTGAATAACACCGCTTTGACTGTTATAAATCCATTGTTCGTTAATTCCAAGTTGTGAAGATATTTCAAAAAAAGTGTTTAGCGTTGTTTCTTTTAATGTTTTTAGTTTTGACCTTCCCATTAACCAACGTGAACCCGAATAAGATAAACACCCTTCAATTAACCATAAACAACCAAAAGCAGATTTACCACCACCAGCAGCACCACCAAATAAAATTTCTGTTGTTGATTTATCTTTTAAATAATAAACCGCGTTGTTTTGTTTCGGTAATAAATTCAATTTTCATTGGGTTTTGTTCCTTCTCCTAAACTAATTATTATCGGTTGTTTATTACTTTGCGAATTATCTTTTTCATAAAAACCAATATGTTTTGAAATCATTTCCATTGCTTTGAGTTTGTCAATAAATTTAATTTCAATTTGAATTTCTTCTTCGTCTGTTCCAGGAATCCGGCGCGTTGTTCTTTTGAATCCGGTAATTAATCTTCGTATTTCGGGTGCAAGTTCTTTTATCTGTTTTGCGGTTAACATCATCAAATCGGTGTAGTCACCTTCAACCCAATTTTTAAGTTCTTTCAAAACACCATCAGCATTCATTTCAATTCGATTTGAACGCTTTTCCTTTAATTGAGAAATTTTTGCTTGAACACTAACATTTACTAACAACCTTCCGGCTTGTTCATTTGCAGTCTTTTTGGAGTAACCAGCACGAATTGCCGCTTGTGTAGCATTCAAATCAATTAAATACTCTTTACAAAACATTTCTTGCTTATCTGTTAGCTTTCCCATTTAACAAAGTTAGTGAATTAATTGTTTAGGATAAAAGTCATTGATATTAACGCGCCTATTACATAACCAAACGCACTTGATAAAGCTAAATAAAATCTGCCTTTCCAATTTTCATCAGCAACAAATCCAGCGAAAGGTAAAGCGATAAATGGACCAACAAAGGCCCAAAACATTGTACTAATTATTTCTTTGTCTGCAACGCTATTAATGTACATTGTACTTCCGATTTCAAGAAACAAAGCAGAAAAGAAAATAATAAAATACTTATTGGTAATTAAATTCACTTTTATCTAATTTAAAAGAACCTTTTCCATTCTCATTGAATGAACAAAGTATGTATTCTTTCGTTTCGTGTGTTATGTATATTTTTTTATCCTTGTATGTATAATTTTTTGAAAAATCCATTGGCTCAAAATCTTTTATCATTCCTCTCTAATCTTTTACTTTTGTTAATAAATCGGTTTGCGAAAAACCTTCTTAATTTTAAATACTTTATTCTATTTTTGACATTTACACCGCTGAAATTTGCTTCACCGGTTTCATATGCAATTAAAATCATACGATCCAAATAATCAATTCTTGGCCTTCTCACTTATCAATAATATTTGCAATAACTGAATTATTACCATTTAACTCAAGAATAACATTTGGTTGGATTGGATTCCTGGACACAAAATTTCTTTCTTCATTTATTTCAATTAATGCGTTTTGGTTTAATTTTCTATTTTGCCAAACTCCATTCGGGCATCTTGCCTTAATTAATGATGCTTTTGAATCAGTTTTGCAACCGCAACCACCTTCGGGCCTTCTACACCATCCGGAATAGTTTCCATCAGCATCGTAACCAATCGCGCAGCGTTTACAACCGTAATCTGTTCGAAATGTCATTAAATCTTTATTAACGCCAACAACTTTGTTAAATGTTCCTTGTATGATTTCGGTAATTTTCATTTAAAAAAATAAATTCCAAACTTTTACGCAATACCAACCAAGTGAAAGAACAATAAAAGGAGTAATTGCACCAATTAACCCAATTACCAAAAGCCCTTTTAAAATGTCTGTTAATCTTTTCATTTTGCTCATATTCTTATTTTATATCGTTTCTGTTCAAATGCTTATCAAGTGCCTTTAAAATAGCTTTATCATATTGCACGGTCCACATTTCACCGTAAAGTGATAGATTTATGTTACCATCTTGATTAATATAATACGCAACAACTCCGGTAATATCAAAATTGAAATCAATAATAACTGATTCGGGTTCGGGTACATCATAGCCAAGTTGATGCGCTTGTTCAATCTCTTTAAAATTGGCAACAAATTCTGTTTTTGCTTTCATATAATTACAAATATAATCATTTTATGTTTTAAATTTTGATAAGTCTTTTAATTATCTTTTCTAATACTCCAACAGTAATTGAATTACCGGCTTGTTTATACATTTGTGAATCTGAACAAGGCATTTTAAATAAATCCGGGAAATCTTGCAATCTGAAGCATTCGCGCGGTGTTAATCTTCTAATTCGATCCTGAATAATACCTTGATTGCATTGCGTTTCTAAAGTTTGTGAAACCTTTTTACCAACTCTTCCGCGCCTTGTTTCTGAATTTGGTTGACTAAAATTAATTGAATCACCTTCGTTTGCTATTTCAAAACCTCTTTTTGTTGCTGATTTAACCTTCAAAACATTTATTGCAGTCATTCCCTTGTAAACTCCACAAGCGTTTCCGGGTGTTTGCAAAGCACTTGCAACTTCCGGATTTACTTTTGATTTTTGTAAATTATTATCATTTAAAATTATGCTTTTTATTGCCGCATCACTTAAAAAATACTTTTCATCAACATCATCTTCCAATACATCTTTTAATCTTTTTGTTAAATGTTCTTTTGGTGGGAAAGTGAAATTATTATTTTCATCATCACGAATGCCGATTATAAATATTCTTTCGCGGTTTTGTGGAACACCGTAATCTTTTGAATTTAATACTTGATAATAAACGTGATAATTTGCGCTTTCTTCGTGTGGAAAAATAACCGGTTGACCGTTTACCGATTTAGATAAGTAATCAATCCAGCGTTGAAATGTTTTACCATTATCATCAGAAAGTAAACCTTTGACATTCTCAAAAATAAAATACCTTGGTTTGTTTTTAATAATGAATTGGTGTGAATTGTAAAATAAAACACCGCGTTCTTCTGTTTCACCTTTCCTTTTTCCGGCAATGCTAAAAGCTTGACAAGGTGGTGAAGTCATATAAATATCAACGCTTTCTTTTGGAATTTCACGATCATAAACATTTTCCGGATAATATTTTGGTTCACCGTAATTTTCAATAAATGTTTGCCGTGCGTATTTATCCATATCACAAGCAAATATTGTTTCATAATTTATCCCTAATCTTTTCAAGGCTTGGTCAAATGCACCAACACCGGAAAAATCGCTTCCAACTTTTAAATTATTCATTTGTTTTTAGTTTTTTTAATTTGTCTTTAAATATAATCTTTATTTCGATAAGTTCCGGAATTGAGTATTTTTTTAAACTGTTTTTTCTTTGCTCCAATTCGTCAAATCTTTTTTGGCCTATCTTATTAATTAATCGGGGATAATATTCCGCAAGGTTTCCGGATTTGTTTTTATTGCAATTGAACCAACATTGGCCGTGAGCATTATCTTCATCCAGCGCAACACTTTTATTTTGGCCTTGTGGGAAATAATGGCCGGAAGTTAATCTGTAAGTTCCTGGAAGTGCATCGCAAGAAATACATTTTTGGTTCTTGTCGCGCTCTCTTATGTATGAATTAAACACTTTTAACGCTTCTTGATAGTAATCCATCCAAGTTTTCATTTGTTGCTTTAATTCGCGTGTTTCTTTGCGTTTCTTTTTTTCTTCCAACACCTTTGAATATTCAATTGCACAAATTGGTGAACAAACGGCTTGTAATAGATTCTTTCTTTCAAATGGTGTTTTGCATTGTTTACATTTATAAAGTCGTTTAGGTTTCTTCTTTGGCATCTTTTCGGCTTTGTGTTTACATTCGTTGGAACAAAATTTTTGATTAAAATAAACAACTTCAAATTTATTTTTGCAAACTTTACACCGCATTAACTAAAGATATATTTTGTTTTCTTCTTCCATCTGCTGGACCAAAAAATAATTCTGTTTAAATTCTTCGGCATCCATTAAATAAATACCATTATCTGAAGCAAAGTTTCTGAACCGTTCAATTGCAATATTCATTTCATCTTTTGAAATGTTTTTTGTGCTTTTTAAATCTTCACGAATTTCACCGGTTTTTTTATTGGCCCTTTCGTAAATAAATAATTCAGCGTTTACAGTTGCTTTAAAAATTGTTTGTTTAGTGTATTCGATTGTTTCACCGTATTCAATAGCAAAAATCGTTAAGATTGCGTGAAGATATGAATTTTGTTTAACTGAACGCATTGCCTTTTTTTCAGTCAATTCAATTTTCGCGCCTTTTTCAATAAGTTGTGAAAGCTTTGTTCGTGCTTTCTTTGCTTCAAATGGTTTTGATAAATCTAACAACATAATTAAATTTTAACATTTTTCAATAATCGTTCATTAATTCGCTTCAATTTCTTTATTTCTGCTTCCTGGATGCCAATTTGAACCGCTTGTTTTGTTATCATTATTTCATTATTCTTCAATTCTGAAGCGTAATCATTATTCAATTCAATCAATGAACCGATAAATTTAATTGATTGGGTTATATCGTTAATAATGTTTTGAGCATTGTCCGGAATTGGCTTCAATGCTTGTTCTTTTGTTTTGGGTGCTTGTATCGTGTATTTCTTTTTAAGGCCTTGCACGATCTTTTCCAATTTCGCTTTGTTTGTTATAATTTCTATTATCATTTTATTTGTTTTGAAAGTTTAATGTCTAAAAAATAAACAAATTTATTTATTTCTTTTTTTGAATTAAATTCAGTTGTTTCCGGTTGAAGTGTTTTATACATTTTACCGGAAGTAATTTCATCAATATTTTTTGAAATATTAAAAACATAAACACCTTTTTCATCGGTTACAATGTATAAAAAATCATTGTTTTTAATCTGTGAATTTTGATAATTTTTAAAAAGCTTTACGCATTCAATTAATTTATCGGTGTAAAATTCTTTTCTATTCTTTACCTCAACAATGTAATTTTTATCTTCAGCATCGTAATCACAAAATTGATTTTCTGATAAAATTAAATTCGTTTTAAATTCTTTGTTTAGTAATTCTATTGTTGTTTGTTCGTTCATATTTTTTTTATTGCCACAAATCTAAACCGGGTTCTTCCCAATTTTCAATTTTTCCTTGTGGTTCAATTCTGTTATTAATATCAAAATCTTTATTTGGTGTTAATTGTTTGGGTTGTTCAATCGGTTCAATCTTTGCTGGTTTACTTTTTTGGGTTGCGTATTTCTTAACATTACCGTTTGAAGTTTGTTCCGTTGTGAAATATACTAATTTTTCAACATCAAATTGAAGTGAAGTAAAACCAACATTTCCGCAACTTCGCGGTTTAACTTTGTGGACCGTTATGTCTGCAATTATCGTATCTGTACTTTCTCGATGTACCGTTATCATTACTTTTCCGCTATTAATCCATTCACTTCCTCCTTTCATATCATATGGGGTTGGACTTTTGCGAACACCGTTTTCTTTTTCTGTTAGCTTTGGATGAATTACGGTGTGAATGTGAAGGTTGTTATCTTCAGCGGTTTGATTGCGATAAGGTAACACCGCTTCTAAATACATTGCATAACCGCCATATTCATTGTATGGGTGTGACATATCTTTCCAGGAATCAATCGAAGCGGTTTGAATTTCGTTTTTCATACTCGCGGCCATATCATAAAATTCAAAAGGTGTTAATTTTGCTTTGACATCTGCTTTCGTTAACACTTTAAAATGTTCCAAAAGCCATTCAGTTTCTCGGTAAATATCTTTATCAGAAATAACATTTTTATATTTTGGATTAAAACATTTCGCGGTTTTCTTGTGCAGTAAATCAGCAATTATTTCAACATTACTTCCAACATCGGGAAAATAAACAAGGTGTTTCCATCCGTAATACAAAGAAGTATTTAAAAGTAACTCCATTAATACTTGAGTTTTTCCGCTTCTTGGAAATCCGGTCCAATCTGTACAAGTTCCTAATTGCATTGTGTAAAGATCGTTTAAATTATCAAATCCAAGATACTTTCCTTTTTCGTTGTAATTGTCGCGGTAATCAATTAATGCTTCAGTAATTTCAAACGCTTTTGTGATTTTAAAACCTTTTTTCATTAATCAAAAGTATTTAAGCGTTTAACCTTTGATTTATAAGTTCCGTTTAAATCTCTTTTATACCACGTTGAAAGTCTTGAAGCAATTCCAAAAGTTTTTTCTTTTTCGAATCTCATCTTTTTATCTTTCGGGCCGTGTTCGGTCCAATACATTTCAAAATCAATAAAAAGTTGTTTAGGGTATTTACTCGGATTTGATTTATTAAAATCTGATAATGATTCTCGAAAACTTTGTTTTCGTTTTAATATATCATTTACTTTCTCATTAACACTTACACTTACATTAACACTATCACTTACAGTTGATTTTGTTGCCTTTTGTTGAACAGATTTAACACTTGTTGATTTTGTTGCTTTTTGTTTCTTTCTCGCTTCAGCACTCTTTTTCCCGGCTTCGGAACGTTTCACTTTTACATCTTCAAACTTTCTTAAATCGCGTTTTAACGCTTGTTTAATAGATTCAAAAGCTAATTCCGTAACAAAATCACCTTTCGGTTCTTCATCGTTGCAATAAGCGTAAATGTGTTTAATAAGCAATCCAGCTTGTTCATCTGTTAGCTTTGAAAAAATACCGATTTGGTCGGTGTATAATACGAAAGATTTTTTGCCTTTGGCCATAATGCGTTTATTTAATTTAGCGTTAAAAAAAAAGAGAGTCGGAAAGCTGTTAACGCTTCAGCGATTCGGTTAAGGAGCAACTCAAAACCTATCCGCTCTTTACAAAAATACAAATTTATTTATACATTTCAATTACTTTTTTCATAATGTTTTTATGATGTTCTTTGCTTTCCAAATCGTATTCCACTAAGTTGTTTATTTGTTTTATTGAATGAACAATTGAAGAATGATGTTGGCCGAAATAATCAGCTATTTTCTGAAGGCTTAAATTATTAAATTCTTGTTTTAGAAAATAACTTGCAAATTGTCTAGCAACTATTATTTCTCTTTTCCTGGATTTTGATTTCATCATTTCCGTTGGTATTTCAAAATAATTAAATACTAATCTAATTAAATTTTCACATTTTTGCGGCGTTGGTTTATTTCTTCTGATTTCCAGCAAATGGTTTGTTGAAATAGTTGCTTTATATTCTTTAATCCCTTTTTGTGTTAGATAGTGCGCTTGATACATTGTTTTTTAGTTTTAAAAAGAAAGGAGCGTTTAACTCCCTTCTATTGGTTCAAATCCTATTTTTTTAAATTGTTTAATTCAGAAAGGCAAATCATCAGCACCTTCTTCAATTGGTTGCGGTGCTTCCGTTGTTTCTGCAACATCTTTAACACATCGCCAAGATGAAAGATTGGTGAAGTATTTACCTTCCCACTCCCGGCATTTAATGTTGAAATGAACGGTTACTTTATCTCCTACCACGTTATATTTTCTGAACTGTTCGATTTTATCTTGGCTGAATATTTCAAATGAAATAATATTATCATACTGTTCACCGGTATCAATTGTATAAAACATTTTTTGCCAAGTTTTTTCACCTTTTCCGCCTTCAATAGTTTCACCGATTGTTTTGATTGTTCCTTTAATTTCTAAACTCATAATTTTAATTTTTGATTGTTTAACACTCTTTGAATTGTTGTTTTATTTATTTATATTGTACGCTTTTTTAATTTATTTTAAGATTTAGTTTTTCAACTATTGAAACTCCTTCTATTTCCTGGCCTTCTTTGATTGCTTTCTTCAATGCAGCTTTATCCGCTTGTTCAGTTACTTTTATAACTTTAAATTCTTTCGGTAAAGCATTGACATTTTCAACCTCAACTGAATAACTTTTGCGCGTTCCAAATGAAGATAAACCGCTTTCGTAGTCACCAAACAATTTAACGGCATCCAGCAACCTATTTTTTAAATTTGTTACAAGATTATTATTCCGCTTTTTCATTGCTTGTAATCGCTTAATTTCTTCGTCAATTTGCGAGTTAAAAGATTCTTTTGATTTAATTACTGATAAATATGCAATTGATTTGCTTTGCAATTGTGATTCGTTAATTTGAAGTTGTTCAGCAATTTCTTCAGTAATTTCACCTTCAGCCATTTCAATTTGTTGCATCAATGCAAGGTGTTCAGTTTCGATTTGATAAAGTGATTGTTTCATTTTTATTTGTTTTTAGTTTAATTTTGTTCCGGTTGATAATTCGTATAATTTTAATAAATCTTCAATTGTTTCTATTTGGAAATATAAGAAATCCAAATACTCACGGTTTTCTTGGAGTATAGATACGCAATAATCTGTAAAATTTTCATCTACTTCCACAATATCTACACATAATAAAGTTTCAAAATCAAGTCTGATTTTCCATCCGCATAAATTAGAATCATCTACTTCAAATCCTAATTCCAATAATGATTTTTCAGATAAAATAGTTTTTGTTTCTGTCATTGTTATTTGTTTTTAGTTAGTAATTTATATTTGTTAATTTGTTCAGTTGTTATAATGTATTTCTTTGATAATTCAGTTGCTGGAGTACCTTTCAAAAATTCACCATCCGCATCAGATTTAGTAAATTTCTTTTTTGTTGTTGTTTGTGGAATAGCCTTATTTGCATCATCATCTTCCGCTTGTAAAGATAACAATGAAGAAAGCGTGTATCTTCTAAAGTAAGATATTTGTGAACCAATTTTCTGTGGATCGCGTTCATCTGTTAAACTTATTTCGCTTCGGCAATCATTACCGGAATCAACATCAATAATTAGTGAAACAACTTTTCCTTCAATAATTGGTTGCATAACCATTAAACCGTATTTTTCAAGCACCGGTTCAACGTGTTGCAATAGCTGGTTAATGTCGAAATACTTTGATTTGTAAAATGGATTTTTTGAATCCTTTGAAATTGCACCGATTTCTTTTTTTGCTTGTGCGAGTTTTTGATAAATAGTTTTCATTTGTTTTGTTTTTAAGTTCATTGCAAATATAAAAAAATATATTTAAAAAATGCAATTATTAGTTTTTATTTTTTCTTCAATACAATTTCTGCATCATAACCAAAGAATAAAAATATCTTTTTGATCCTGGATAAATTTCCATTATTACTTTCTTCAATTGCTTTGATTGTTAGAACATCAATTTTGGTAGCTTTTGCAATTTCTTTGCGTGTAACCTTATGTTCTTTCTTTAGTTGTTTAATTTTATTTCCTACTTTCATTTTATTTGTTTTAATTAATCTTCAAATCTAACCGTAAAAGAAACGCAACATCTAAAATCTGACATTCCAGCAACCGAAAAAGAACGAATGTTGAAACCAATCGGCATCGAAAAAATTTCTTTGGTTGTTACTTGAAATCGGAAAGTATCTTCAAAACCGGTGCTTTGATTTATTTCATAGCTTTCAACATTTAGTTTTGCAATTTCTTGTTTTAAGTGATTTAATGTTTTCATTTTGTTTGGTTTTTTAGTTTTAAATATTTGTAGTAAAGTTCAGTATTAAAATTATCCCAAAAAGATAAAAGTGCTTTTTTGTTTTTCATACCATTTGCGATTTATGTTCAATAATTGAAGGATGAATTTCGAAACTAATTTCGTTTAAAATGTCGCGGTCTGTTCCGATTGATTCGCCAAACATAACTGTTTCACCAACATCATCACAAATCATTTCGATTTCAAGTAAATCATCTTTGAAAAAATTCAATTTGTAGTGCCAATTTTTAGCTGAATATTGAAGGTATAAAATTGTTTGACCTTTTACAAAAATGCAACCAATTGAATTTGGTTTTTCTCTTAATAGTTGTTTTAATGTTTCTTTCATTTTAATTTGTTTTTAAGTTCAATAATTCTTTTAGTGTGCCATTGATAATAATGCGGATCGTAGCCAAGTGATTTAAAATTTTCAACCTGGTTTAATAGTTTCTTTAATTCTTTCATACGGCATAATAATAATCAGATTTCAAAAA